TTTTTTTTTTTTTTTTTTTTTTTTTTTTTTTTTTTTTTTTTTTTTTTTTTTTTTTTTTTTTTTTTTTTTTTTTTTTTTTTTTTTTTTCGAATGTATTAATCGAAAACGCGAAACAAACAAATAAACAATAATTTCAATAAACTAACGCGAACCCTAACTTTAAAGTATACGGTCCCCTTAACAACAACCTCGACAGTCTCCGCAGAATAAGCGAACTGCCACACTATAAAGACAGGCAAAACCAAAACCACCTCTCTCGACAACGTGACTTCAAGCCTGCACTACCTGCGGAGTCTCAGCCCAAAGGGACCTAAACTTCGTCTTATCCCTTAGCAAGGTACCCAACGCCCCTGCAGCGCCCCGAACCAGACCTTCGGACACTTCGTACCTCTGCGGCACCGCAACAGCCAGCTGCTGTACGACCGACTCATCCCTGAATGTACTCATAGAATCCACAAAACTCTCGTACCTCTCATCCCACAGAGGATCATCCGCCGAGACATGCATGGACAAACGCTCAATTCTCTTCACCACGTCAGGACACATCTTGACAGTGAGCTTACCTTCATCGATCAATATGAAATTTGACGCAAAATAGGGTGCCTGAGTGACGTAATACTTGGCAGATAGATTAAAAATCTCTGCCAAGGTCTGCACTGCAACATCGTCCGCAACGATCGCCCTAGAGCAGACGATGGAGTCATCTCCCATAAACACCGCCCAGTCAACCACAGTGCCCCGATAAGCATACGCTACGCTCAGAACATTGAGAATGACGTTACCAAAAGCAGTAGTGCTGTCTCCAGACTTCCTCTGATACATAACATGCAAACTAAGACCTACCGAAATCGACCTTAAGCTGCAATCCACATGACCGTGAACCCACTTATCAAGCATCTCAGAATTCATTCCCAACTTCTCGAAAACATACTCCTCCAACTTAAAAACAAACCTAGACTGCGACTTGTCAAACTTGCTAAAATCGTTCTCCAAGTATTTGATCCCGGCTTTCCCAAACGGGTGGTTGGCGGCGATAAACTGAGCCACATCCTCCGAATCCTTCAACAAATTCACGTGAATATTTGGTTTCAAAAGCGATAAAAACCGACGCACCAGAACTCTGAAGAGAGAACTGTACAGAGCGGACAAGGGTTTCTCATGATAAACTATAACCTGCGGTGCTGTGACCTCACCCACAGGTTTGGTGCTCAACGTAGGCTTCACGTCCGCTTTCAACATCACCAAATAGTCCCCAACGTCCATGTCGCCCAAAGACTTCGAACCGGCCTCCAACTCAGCCACTATTCTATCGACGACCCCGGGCTTTGCCTTGCTAGCCCAATCATTAAGAGCACCCTCAGCAAGAGCCACCGGATCGTCCTGATATTCCGCCAACTTTTCCTCTGCCCCTTCTACGCACATAGTGTCTAGAAAATTATCCCATATAGAACGAATCATGACGTCCTCCTCCTGCGGTAAAGAAACCACAGGAGCGCTCAAGTTTCGCGCCGATATGGCTGTCAGCAACTCTGGAGCCGTATTCTGCCTCTTCGGCACATTCAAAGCCTTAAGATTACTCTCGTAGTAACTCTTGGCCACCGGCGCCAATCCGAAATAACTATTCATCCTCAACATCGGTGCCTCCAGGGTCCGATCCTGCGGATCTAACGACAAGCTGAAAGTATCACACTCCCGTCTTGTGTTAGCCATAGCAGGAAACAACTCTAGATAAAGCTGGTTCAAAGATCCCACGGGATCATCGTCCACTGCAAACTTAAAAGCCTGAACTGTCTCCCCGGCTGACCTCTCAGCCCGTGCGTAATCTAAATTATACCTAGACTCAGCAGCAGAATCTACCTCATTCAACCGAGTGACCTCTCTAACGAAATCCTCTCGACCAGAAGCTGCCACCCTAATATCCTCTATGTCCGTAACTACCCTGACTGCGACATCGAGTTCAGCCTCCTTCTGCTCAGCCGCGAAAGACCTAACCTTTCGTCCAGACCGAGCAATCAATCCAGCTAAAGTTCCGCCTGTAGCACCCTCTACTATAGGATACACCAAACCCCCAGAAGTGTCGGACTGCAAAAGCACCTCTGCACTCACCCGAGCCAAAGACCTCCAAGTCCCAACTGCCGACTGCAACTTCACGTACGTTGGTGCTTGCATTACTGCGATCTTACCCAAATGGGGCCTACCGTCGAAGTACCTAGTTATCGAATCCAGCACCCTCCTGAACCAAGAATCGACAACTCCAACGGTAGAATCTGCCAGTCCATGCACGACCGCATAGGCTACCGCATTCACACGATCCAC